AATACTTCCTTGTTTCTTATAGGTCTTGCTCCTCTGACTGCCGGCATGTGATTATTTATTTAATTTAATTTTAAATGAATATAAATTTAGAAGGTGATAAATAGTATATTATGCCAAGATTAAGTTTATGGAATCCAGTAAAAGGAAACGATTACAAGTTTACGGATAGAGTTGTGGGTGAACATATCTACGCAGGTGGTACAGGCGTTCATATACACAAATATATGGGAGTACATAGCGAAGAGGACGGTAAAGATCCAACAAGACCTAACCCAAATGCAGGCACAAATAACGAAGTTTTTATACAAGACTTGTTATTTTTAGAAAATAGAGATAGAAAATATAGTAAAGACATATATGAATTAAGAGGCCAATATAATTTAGCAGACAATGATGCATTTGATTTGACACAATTTGGTATGTTCTTAGCGAACGACACATTGTTTATGAACTTTCATATTGAAAGTATGGTAGAAGCCGTAGGTAGAAAACTTATGCCAGGTGACGTTTTGGAACTGCCTCATTTGAGAGATGATTTGTTATTAGGTAGTGATGAAGCCATTAGTAGATTTTATGTTGTCACAGACGGAAGCAGACCAGCAGAAGGATATGATCCACGTTGGTGGCCTCATTTATGGCGTGTTAAATTAGGTCCTATAACAGACTCACAAGAATACAGAGATATTCTTGGTACTGGTGAAGAGGAAGAAGATTTAAGAAACCTAATAAGCACCTATGCAAATGAAATTAATATTAATGATAAAATATTAGAACAGGCAGAAAAAGATGTACCTTATGATCCACAATATAGAAATACTACTCATTTATATTTTGATGAGGAAGTTCCTGATAAGCCAACAGTAGGATTTGGTTTCGGTGGAAATGATGGACAACCTGTAAACGGATTAAGTATTGTGGGCAGTGGAGAAAGTTTTCCAACTAGCGGAACATCTGATGGTGACTTTTTCCTAAGAACAGACTTTGCTCCTAACAGACTATTTAAAAAGTCAGGATCACGTTGGTTAAATGTTGGAACAGACGAAAGAGGTACATGGAGTGCCGCAAACAGGATTTTATCAACATTTATAAACAATGACAATACTACAACTACAAGCGGTGGAGAAACAATGGACGAAAGAGTAAATCTAAGTAAAGTTGTAAAACCACAAACGGATAATTAAAATGAGATTAAAAGATATAACTCCAAAACGTATTATTAAAGAAAATGAAGAACTTATTTCAAAGTTAGAAGACAAAAAATCTTCTTTAGAAATTGCTTTGAGTAATGCGAGGGCAGAAACAAAAAATATAAAGTATGCTGATATGCATATGGAAATTGTAAATGCTGTATCAAATATTGCAGAAGAAAATGGTATAGCAATAGATGAGTACAATGTAGACCAAGTTTTTAGAGCAAAAAATAAATTGGAAAGTGCAATATATCAATTAGAGGAAGACTTTGAAGAAGCAATTAGAGATATATCAAATAAAATAGACGAATTAGAATACAGCGAAGATTAATATGGCAGGTAAAAACTTAGATTACTGGTATGATGAACAAATAAAAAGATATTTGATTCAGATTATTAGAATCTTTTCAAATTTTAAAGTAAGAGAATATACTGACAAAGGTGTAAAATATAATCGTGTGCCTGCAAGATATGGTGATGCTAGTAGAATGGTTGCTAGTATTTTGCGTAATAATTCAGAAAATGTTATTAATAGTGCACCTTTTATAAGTGTTACTATTCAAAGTATTCAACCAGCAAGAGACAGAACACATGAGCCGTTTTTAGTAGATACTCAACAAGTAGCAGAAAGAGAATTTAATAAAGAAACTGGAGCATATTCCACAGAGCAAGGTAACTTATATACTACACAAAGATATATGCCTGTACCATATAACATGACTATAAATGTTGATATATGGAGTACAAATACAGATACTAAATTACAAATTTTAGAACAAATATTTGTTCTTTTTAATCCTAGTATCCAATTACAATCTAATAGTAATCCATTAGATTGGACTAGTGTATTTGAAGTAGAGTTAGCAGACATAAATTGGAGTAGTAGAGCCGTACCTGCAGGTGTAGATGAACAACTAGATATATCTACGTTATCATTTACAAGTCCAATATGGATTAGTCCACCAGCAAAAGTAAAAAGACAAGCAATTATACAAAGAATTATTAATGATATACATTCCACTCCTGATATAGGAGAATTAGGTTACAGTGAAGACTATGCAGACTTTTTTGGTCCTATTGCAGACTTGGCCGAGGTTATTGTTACGCCTAATGACTTATATTTACAAGTTACAGGAAGTACAGCAAAATTAGTTGATGCCACCAATAATGGCCAAAAATGGTCAGATATAATAGAAATGATGGGCGAACTAAGAACAACTAGTAAATTAAAACTAAATATTTCATCTGATACGGATGATGAACTTAATATGCTAGTAGGTAGTGTTAGTAAGAATCCTGTAGATGATACTGCTTTAATTTTTAATTTAGATACAGATACATTACCAGTAGATACATTATCAGATGTTGATAAAATTATAGACCCTACATCAAATTATCCTGGAGATGGCACATTGGCGGCCGCAAGTACAGGACAAAGATATCTTATTACTGAAAATATTGATAATGTTGGTTTCCCTAATTGGGGAATTGATGCATCTGAAAATGATATTATTACTTATGACGGTTCAAAATGGTCTGTAGTATTTGATGCTAGTGCTAATTCAGACACTACACACTTCTTACATAATACATTTACATCCAAACAGTTTAAGTGGACCGGCGTAGGCTGGATAAGTAGTTATGAAGGCGAATATAGACCTGGCTACTGGAGATTATTACTGTAATGAAAATAACGGCGGCAGGAGTTGTATTTCTTGCCAAAGATACTGGCAGATGTTTATTACAACTCAGAGAAGGAAACAAAAGATTTAACCATACCTGGGGATTCTGGGGAGGAATTATTGAGAAAGGTGAAACACCTTATCAATGTATTGTTAGAGAATTAGATGAAGAAATTGGTTTTGTGCCAGAACTTCAAAAACTTAATCCTATAGATGTTTATCAAAGCAAAGACAAAAATTTTTACTACTATAGTTTTGTTTATGTAGTAGACAATGAATTTATGCCTCCAAAATTAAATGGTGAAAGTGCCGGATACGCCTGGGTTAATATAGGACAATGGCCAAAACCACTACATAATGGTTCAAAAATTACATTATATAAAAATAATGGCACCGAAAAACTACACACTATATTAGAAATCAATAAAGAATAAATAATAGTATGAGCAAAGGCGAAATCATAGATTTTGAGGTCTTGCGAATACAGAATGATTTGGATAATTTTCAGCGAACTAAAACGATACCGCATACAATATTAGAAGGCGCATTTGATATAGAAGAAATTAAAAATGTATTTTTAAATAAACTGCCTCCTAAATATAAAAAAATAGGCCAAAGACTCGTAAATGAATATTACGAAAAAATAAATGAAAATTTAGAGTCTTTAAAAACAGCCATGAAAAGAGACTATGATAGAGTCTTTAAAAATATGGCATCTGCACACGAAAGTTTCAGATATAGGCAAATAATGAATCTATATAGGCCTGGAATAAATCCAATTAGAGCATTGTATTATCAGACCAGAGACGTTAGCAGGAGATATAATCCTGAGCACCCTTTCCACTATTGGTTAATAGATATGGTTACGGACTTAGAATACAATAATATTATATTAGATGCTTTGAGAAAGGATATTGGAAAATTAGAACGAATTATAAAAAGATATTATTACCCAATTACAAAATTAGACGACGGTGTCCCTTTAGAATTGTTTCATGCTAAACAGCAATTAAAAGATTTTAGGCATTACTACCAATTTTTTAGGGGGATAAAAGACTGGAGACCAGACGAGTAATTATTCAAATGTAGTTGCTTTTAAACTGCAAACTAATCTATTTAGTTTATTATTACTATTTACTGCACTATGCCAACTATTAGGACCAGTTCTAAATAAAAATAATGATCCTGGATTACCGCCAACAGTTTTTAATGGCTCATTACTTGTTTCGCTTTCGTATATTTCAGTACCAAAAACATATTCTGGATTGCAATACAAAACACCTCTAACAAAAGGATTTAGTGGAGTTTCCTCATCACCATAATAATCATTATGTTTATGTAATTTTTGATCAGTGCTAATCATATTCTCTACACCGTAAAAATATTTACAATCTATATCCCATACATTGTTAATTGCATCTACAATTTCATTATTTTTTTCTCTAATTTTTTCTAATATATTAAGATATGTTGTTACATGCTGTGGACCATCATTAGTAAAAAAACTTGTATCAGATATATTTTGTATTGAATTTATATAATTGTTAAAAGCATCATGATCTTCTAAGCCAGTAATAAAATTTTCTATTACAATATATTCAAAAGGATGTGTAATAACATTTTCTTTACATATTTTATCTATATTATTTACTTCTATCATTATTTTCATTTTGAAGTTTTGCGTTCCACTCCGTCCCAATCACCTTCAGGCATAGGTTGTTTAATTCTATCTGCATAAAGTTCTGCTAAAGTATCGTTCCAATTATGATCTTTTATAATCTCTATTTGATTTGAACAAGTTGCCCATTCTCTATTTTGATATGCATCAACCATTCTGTTTACTACTCTTGCATATTTATGATCATTTAGTATAGTATAAATTGTTACTGGTGCTGTTTGTCCTTTCACAGCAATCTTATCTAGAATTACTAAATTTTCTGGTATCGTAATTTGTTTTAATGTATGTTCTGTAAACATAAAGAATACACCATACTCTTTTGTTTGTGCTTCTAAACGAGCCGCTAAATTTACACTATCACCTAATACTGTATAATCAAAACGTTGGTTACTACCCATATTACCTACTACTGCATCACCTGTATTGATACCTATACCAACACCTAACTCCATAAGTCCATCTGCTTTTAGTTCTTTATTAAGTTTTTTAAGTTCTACTTCCATTTCTTGTGCTGTCTCAATAGCCAATTGGGCATGATTATCTACATCAAGTGGAGCATTCCAAATTGCCATTAAGGCATCGCCTATATATTTGTCTATTGTACCTTCTTTTTGCATAACTAAATCTGTCATAGGTGTCATGTATCTATTAATTAAAGCACCAAGTCCTTGCGGGTCTGTTTTGAATTGTTCTGATATAGGAGTAAATCCACGAATATCTGAAAACAAATATGTCATAGTTCTTGTGTCTCCACCTAAACGTAATAGACTTGGATCTTTTTGTAATTTTTTAACCATTGCTGGAGCCAAGTAATGTTCAAATTGTTTCTTAATTTGTTCTCGTAATTTAAACTGTTTATAGAAGTTATTAAATGCGGCCTGTGTAAACACTAGGAAACCACTTAATACAGGAAACGTTGCGTCTAATAAAACTAGATTACCAGTATATTGTTTTACACTATAATACCCTATTCCGCCCAAGATAAGCAACGATACAGGCGCCGTTAGTAGTAAAGGCAGTCTATATACTGCTACTGCTACTAGAACCATAGTGATTAAAGCAACGATCAACTCTGTCACAGCACTTAATTGGCTTCTTGTTATATTACTGCCACTTATAAAGTTTTGTAGCATATGAGCCTGTATCTCTTGCGGATACAAATTACCACGTGGAGTAGGTACTGGATTAGCAATACCTTCTGCTGTAACACCAACTATTACCATTTTATCTGCTAAATCTGGTATGCTTTCTGCACCTGTATATTCTATTGTTTCAAAACTGTTATTGAACCGTATATATGCTGTACCATCTGGTTGTGTAACTATTGGTTCAAATCCTTTAACAGCAACTTCCTGTATTCCTATCTCACTGGTTTTTACCATATAACTTTTATTACCTGTTTTTACCCTTAACATTTCCACAGCAAAACTAGGATATATTCTATCCTCTACTGTAATTGCTAATGGATATGTTCTAGTTTGATTATCAGGTTGTGGTGCTGAAGCATTTACTCCCTTTCCATTTGATACAATTTCTATAACGGGTATATTTGTAACAAGGTTAGGCCATTTTAACAAATAATCTTTTGCTGGTACAGGACCTATTGTTCCTGTTCCTATATGTGGTCCAGATGTTTTTACAC